ACACGAATACGAAACCTATGACGGCACAGAAGCTGTCAAAAAGAAACGTGCTCAACGTAACAAAGCCCGACGCATGATGGAAGCTGCTGGCAAAGTTCACAAAGGTGACGGCAAAGACGTAGACCATAAGACGCCCTTATCCAAAGGTGGCAAGACAACGATGAGTAATCTATCTGTTAAAGCAGCTAGCACTAACCGTTCTTTTAGCCGTAACTCGGACAGTAGCGTAAAAAAGAACAAACCAAAAAATGGAAATACTCGATAACAAAGCATTAGTAATAACGACGAGACGCCCGCACTTAATAACTGAGTGCGTTACAAAGAGTAAAATTATTGAGTCTAATGGTGACTTACATAAGGTCGCCGTTCACTGGGGTTTGGACGAAGCTCAAGCCTTGGCTAAGCTTAAAGTCAAGAATGTGCCATCCCCAATCATGCGTGACTATGACTGGCCAGGTGTGTTCCCCCCGATGTCGCACCAAAAGGACACCGCTGCATTCCTGACGCTAAACAAGCGTAGCTTCTGTTTTAATGAACAGGGTACAGGTAAGACCGCATCGTCAATATGGGCGGCTGACTACCTAATGAAGCAAGGTAAGATTAAACGCGTGTTAATTATTTGCCCGCTATCTATTATGCAATCGGCGTGGCAAGCAGATTTGTTTAAGTTTGCAGTACACCGCAAGGTTGGATTAGCATACGGGGACCGCAATAAACGCAAGGCAGTTATCAATAGTGATGCCGATTTTGTCATCATTAACTACGACGGTATTGAGATTGTTGCTGAGGACATTATCTTTGCGGAGTTTGACCTAATCATTATCGACGAAGCAAATGCTTACAAAACCCCTACGACGAAGCGCTGGAAGACACTTAACGCTATTCTAAAGAGCCATGAGGACATGTGGTTGTGGATGATGACGGGTACGCCTGCGGCACAAAGCCCTACAGATGCTTACGGCTTGGCTAAGATGTGTGTGCCTGACAATGTGCCTAGGTTCTTTGGCGCATTCCGTGACCAAACTATGACCAACTTAAGTAAGTTTCGTTGGATACCCAAACCAAACGCAAATCAAGTTGTTTTTGATGCGCTGCAACCTGCCATAAGATATACTAAAGAACAGTGCATTGACCTACCAGAGCTAACTCATGTTTTTCGGGACGCCCCCCTTACTCCGCAACAGACGAAATACTACAAAATCCTCAAGCAACAAATGCTTATGGTCGCCGACGGAGAAGAAATCTCCACAGTCAATGCAGCAACAAACCTCAACAAACTGTTACAGATTTCTGGTGGTGCTGTTTATTCTGACAATGGTTCTGTTATTGAGTTTGATGTTTCTAACCGCCTACGAGTTGTTCAGGAAGTAATCGAAGAAGCAAGCCACAAAGTGCTTGTCTTTGTTCCGTTCACGCATACAATAGAACTACTGAGAGAACATCTGAGAGGGGTAGGTGTTAGCTGTGAAGTTATTAACGGCGCCGTACCAGTCAACCGACGCACAGAAATCTTTAAACAGTTCCAAGAGTCTGAATCACCACGGGTGCTTATCATACAACCTCAAGCTGCCGCCCACGGAGTCACACTAACTGCCGCTAACGTAATCATTTGGTACTCACCTGTTACTTCTATCGAGACTTACTTGCAGGCAAACGCCCGTATACATCGTAAGGGACAAGTAAACCCGATGACAATTGTGCACATTAAGGGTTCACCCGTAGAGACAAGACTGTACGGTATGTTGCAAAATAAACTGGACATTCACTCAAAAATCATAGACTTATATCAGAGTGAAATATCCGAAGAAAAATAAATAAAAATACTTGACATGGTCAAGTTTATACACTAATATTATTTAACAGGCGCTAGACCTGATTAACTTAAAGGAAAAACTTATGGACGATAAGCCATCAGTCGAACAACTCGTCTCTATCTACACCAAGATATACACCAAACGTGAGGAAGAAGAACGTGTTTGGCAGGCTAGAGAAACAGAACTTACAGAACAACTCGACCTAGTCAAGCGTGAGCTACTTGATATGTGCAAAGAGAATGGCGTTGATAGCTTAAGAACTAAAGACGGCACACTAATCCGCACAATCAAGACACGGTATTGGACTAATGATTGGGAACACTTCCACAGGTTTATGTTGGAGTGGGAAGCCCCTGAGTTGTTAGAGAAGCGCATTCATCAAAGCAACATGAAGCAGTTTTTAGAAGATAACCCCGGTACGCTGCCAACCGGTTTAAATATGGACAGCGAATACACAATCACAGTAAGGAGAAGTAAATCATGAACGGATGGGAACCAGTCAAAGACGTACCTTTGATGCTAGAGGAATCTGAAAAGAACAATCTAGAGGCGATGATGCTTTCGGCATCAAAACCTAAACGCATTAAAACAAAGTTACTTGATGACCCAGTCAATAGCCCAGCGCATTACACAGTTGGTGGCATTGAGACTATTGATTACATCAAAGCAAAGTTAACACCCGAAGAATTTATTGGGTACCTAAAGGGTAATGTGATTAAATACACATCCCGTGCAGGAAAGAAACAAGACACGATACAAGATTTAGAGAAAGCACAGTGGTATATGAGTCGTCAAATTAAAGAACTTAAAGGAGAAGCAAAATGAGTGAACTAACATTGTTTAACAGTAACTTACCCGACTACTTAAAAGAGGTACAACTAGATGACGTTACTAGGGCTCTTGCAGGTGGCGGTGGTAGTAAACGTATTTCTTTGCGTGGCGGCAAGTTCCGCATGGTTGTAAACGGTGAAGAAGTAATGACAAGCAAGAACGATGAGTTAGAAGTTGTTATTGTTAACGCAGCTAAAGATGTATCACGCCAGTTCTATGGCTCTGCGTATAACCCTAAGGTAGATGCTACTCCGCCTGACTGCTGGTCTAACGATGGTATTGCGCCAGACAAGTCTATCAAAGAAGCTCAGCATCATAACTGCGCCGAGTGCCCACAGAACATTAAAGGTTCAGGTCAAGGTGAAAGCCGTGCGTGCCGCCACTTCCGTCGTTTAGCTGTGTCTATGGCGCATGATGTTACTGGTGATGTCTATCAGTTGCAATTGGCGTCTAAGTCTATCTTTGGTAAAGGTGATTTAGAGCACATGCCGTTTGAGCAATACGCTAAGTATGTTGGTGCACAGGGTTATAACCTAAACACATTGGTTACTCAGATGCGCTTTGACGAGACTAGCGACACAGCCAAGTTGTTTTTCAAGCCATTGAAGTTTTTGTCTCGTGAAGATTGGGAAGCAGCTAAGAAACAGGGCGACACACCTGCCGCTAAGAACGCTATCCAAATGACGGTAGCGCAAACTGACGGAGTTAAGCCTAAGCTAGAAGCACCTAAAGCTGCCGCACCTAAAGCGGAGAAAGTTGTCGCTGAGGAAATAGATGAGCCAAAGAAACGTGAAGACAAGAAGCCTGAGCCGACTGCCAAGCGTGACCTTAAGTCTGTAATGAGTGGCTGGTCTACTGACGACGAATGAGTTTAAGGGGCTATAGCTTTCGATTGGTACAGGCTAACCAAGCTGCCAACTCTAAGAAGATTGGGGTGGTGCTTGGGCGGTACTGCATCGCTAAGGATATATCTGTCGCTGAGATTGCAGAGAAGTTTGATGTGTCTCGAATGACAATATATTCTTGGTTTACAGGCGTTGCGGAACCACATCGCTCGAAAGCCGAACAGATTGCAGCGATGCTAAAGAGAGCTAGGTTTAGCGTTTAGTTTACAGGGGTAGCTAGTTTGACGGAACGAACAGGGGATTCGCCGCACCCCGTGCTACCCCACCTTTATTGCGGACAGAGGCGACAATGGCGACAACAGACTTACTGACAGCAGTGCTACCCCCGGAAGGGTGGTATTGCATCGTCGGCTTAAAACAAGATGGGCACCCAAGGCAGGTGTTCATGAACACTATAGAAGAAGCCGCCGACACAATTGAAGATTTAAAGAACAAGCTATATGACGTTTACTTTGCGTGCGCTAAGTATGCAAATGACAGTGATGGAAGAACGCAAAAGAACAGCGCGTATTTTAAATCGTTTTGGATTGACGTAGATTGCGGAGTTGGAAAGCCATACGAAGACCAAGCTGAAGGTTTAGAAGCGTTAAAAACATTTTGTGAAACTATTCACTGGCCTTTGCCGACTATCGTAAATAGCGGTCGTGGTATCCATGCTTATTGGAGATTGAACAGTACGATTAACCGTGCTGAATGGAAGGCAGTTGCCGACAGATTAAAAGCCTTATGCGTTGACCACGAGTTTCATGCAGACCCTAGCCGTACGGCAGAGAGTGCGTCTATCCTACGAGTACCTGAAACATGGAACTTTAAGAGTGACCCACCTTTCCCAGTAGAGTTACTGAAGGTTGAACCTGAATCAGAGTACGACCACCTACGCCAGTTACTTGGTGTATTAGTTGCGCCTGACTACATTCCTAGGGGCTTGAGCGAAGTTACTAAAGCATTGATGGGCAACCGTCAAAGCCGGTTTAAAACCATCATGATGAAGACGATTGATGGCAAAGGATGCGCACAGCTAGAGTACATTGCGCTTAATCAAGACACAATTGAAGAACCACTTTGGAGAGCAGGACTGTCAATAGCATGGCACTGCGTAGATAAAGATGAAGCCATACATAAAATTTCTAGTGCACATCCATCGTATTCACCTGACGAAACGGAGAGAAAAGCGAATCAGACCAAAGGTCCGTATACCTGTGAGACCTTCGCCAAACTTAACCCGGATGGTTGTAGTGCTTGCCCAAATAAGGGGAAGGTATCGTCACCGATATTACTTGGCAATGAAATTGTCGCTGCGGAACCGGATGCTCCGATTGTTGAAGAAACGTCCGAGGGTAAGCAGGAGAAATACATTGTTCCTGAATTCCCGTTCCCTTATTTCAGGGGGAAGAATGGGGGTATCTATGCGTCGCTTAAAGTCAAGGGTGATGACGATGAAGATGAAGAAAAAGTAGTAAACATTTATGAGCATGACTTGTATGTGGTTAAGCGTTTAAAAGACCCAATCAAGGGCGATGCTGTATGGATTAGGTTACATCTACCTAGAGACGGAGTGCGTGAGTTCTCTATGCCTCAAACAGATGCACTTACATTTGACAAGCTAAGAGACAAGCTTGCATGGCATGGTGTTGTCGCTGCCAAAAAGCAGATGGACGCCATCATGAATTACTTAATTGCTTTTGTAAAAGAGCTACAACACAAATCACAGGTGGAAATTATGAGAACACAATTTGGATGGACGGAACAGAATGATGAATTTATCTTGGGTGAAAAAGAAATTAGTGCAGTTGGAATTACCTATAGCCCACCTTCTAGCACCACTGGCAGTTTGGCTGGCTTTTTGGCTCCTTGTGGTGACTATGACGAATGGAAAGCAATAGTTAAAACTTACGACCAGCCACAGTTTGAGCCGCATGCGTTTGGTTTCTTTACTGCGTTTGGCGCACCGCTATTAAAGCACTTGAACCTTAAGGGTGCCATTATCAACTTGATTAACAATACATCAGGTACAGGTAAGTCTACTATTCTTAAGATGTGCAATAGCGTATGGGGTCATCCTGAAGAGCTAATGTTGCAGTGGAAAGACACACAGAATTCTATGATTCACCGACTCGGCGTGATGAATAACCTGCCTGTTACGATTGACGAGATTACAAAGATGTCAGGCGACCACTTCTCTGACTTGGTTTACAGCATCTCTCAGGGCCGTGGCAAGAATCGCATGATGCAACACTCGAACGAAGAGCGCCACAATGCTACCAAGTGGGCGACGATTGCTCTATGTTCATCTAACGCTTCTTTTTATGACAAGTTGGCTTCTCTTAAGTCTACTCCTGACGGTGAGTTTATGCGCTTGATTGAGTACCGCATTGAGGTTACAGACATTCTTTCTAAGGAAGAAGCTGACGCTATATTTAACCCCGTCTATTCTCACTATGGGCATGCGGGTGCGCAATACGCCGAGTACCTTGTAGGAAACCTAGAGGATGCAGTTAGCTTGGTTATGCAGGTGCAGCAAAAGATTGACAAGGCGGTTGGGTTTACTAGCCGTGAGCGCTTCTGGTCTGGCACAGTAGCTTGCAACATTGCTGGTGCTTTGATTGCCAAGGACTTGGGCATCATTGACTTTGACGTTAAGCGTGTTTATGACTGGATTATCAAAGAACTTAAGGTTATGAGAACTGAAATTAAAGCACCGACTCAGAACCAAACCAGTGTGATTGGTGAGTTCATGAACGAACATCGTCGGTCTACCTTGGTTATTAATGGCGAAGCAGACAAGCGTACAGGCATGGAACAAGTGGCCATCCTTGAGCCTAAGTTTGGCGACCTATTAATCCGCATTGAGCCTGATACCAAGAAGCTGTTTATCAACGCTAAGCACCTACGCACCTACTGTACCAAGCAGCAGATTACGTTGAAAGAAACCCTTAAAGGTTTAGAAGCCGACGGCATTTACAAAGGACAGGTCAAGAAGCGCCTATCCAAAGGTACTGATATTCAGTCACCTGCAGTAGATGTATATGTGTTTGACATGGATAGCCCAGACTTTATTAACGCTGAGAACTACATAGAAGCCGCTAAGCAAGATGCAGATTCATCGGCTGAACTTCAGAGTTAATTGGAAGAACTTTGTGATTGGGGCGTCGTTTTTTATCCCGTGCTTGGATGCCGACGATGCCCTAATTCAGGTTAAACGGACCACGAACAGGCTACGCTATAAGATAGTATCCCGTGTTGTAATAGAAAAAGGCATCATGGGCTTGCGGGTTTGGCGGATAAAGTAGTATTATTCACCCAGGTACTCCTCGTACCTCTTCAGGTTTGTTCATGAAGTTTTTCCTTAGTGAGAGTGTTTGAACCCCGGCGTAAAAACCGGGGTCTTTTTTACTCGTAAGGGTTGCCGTATTCGGACATGCCGCCTAAGTCGCTGATAAGCTTCTTATTAATGTTCATGCCACCGGTTAACTGGGCAATCATACGTTGCCTGTATTTGTCACGTATAGACCTAGATAAGTTAGAACCTTTGATGCCTACGGCAGGATTAGACTTGTTAAACCGTGAGATTTTATCGGATACACGCTCCAACATATCTGAGTCTTGATTATCAAAAGCCATAAAGTAAGCGTTCAATAAAGACTGGCGCTTCTGAAGAATATCTTGCTCAGCAGACTTCATTTCGATGTTAGCTTTTTGACGCTGTGCAACACGTTCAGGTGAGAAACCAATTGCTTGAGATGCAACTTCACCAATACCTAGGTCGTCTACAAGCACGTTACCTCTGATTGTTGTTGCTTTGCCGTCACCAAATGTGTCAGATAGACGGATGCCTTTAAGTGCGTTTTTAATAACCGCAGGCGATGCAGTCTCCATAGCGCGCCAAATATGCCCATCATTTAACTGCCCCAATGCTTGCATTGCGTTTACACCAAGACCTATAGATGGGCCCATAAGGTCCACTAATTTACCTTGCAACCATGTAACTTCATCAGGACTCTTGCGTGAGTCACGGAACCATAGGTCATTCAAGCCCATACGGTCTGCTAAGTTAACACCTAAAGTTTGTGTAACCACACCACGAGAAATAGAGTCACCTGCATATCCGCCGAATGTTTCAGCAGCCCAGTTCTTAAACCAGTTATCAAAATCAAATGGTTGGTCGGCTTCGTCTTCGTCACCAAACACGGCGTTCAAAGCTTCCATTGTTATGCCTAGTGCCCACCATCCGGGTAAACCCGTAGTACCTGCAAACAAGAAAGTCATTCCCAAAGTACCCATTAAACGCTTCTTACCTTCTACACGCATGTCGGTAATGTACTTATCAATCTGCTTCTGTAAAGCATCACCTGAATACTCAGGTTCATTGTTAGCACGTTGCGTAGCATTAATCTCGTTACCAATGTCGGTGCGCTCGTTGGCATTAAACTTTTGATATAAACCTTCGTATGCACTGCGTGCCAACATGTAAGTCATTTGCTGACTGAACTGCTTAAACTGCAACACAACCTTAGCCGTAGCCGATTGGAAGTAACGTGGCTTGTTCAATGTTGAGTAATCAAACATAGACCTATAGGTTAGCTCTTTAGCCACTTCAATAGCTTTGTCAACTAATCTATCGCCTTTGTACCCACCATTTTGTGGCTTAGCGTAGTACTCCATCGCCAAGTCAAACGAAGACATAGCTACAACTTCACGGTTAAACTTTTCAGCACCGTGGAATGCACCAGACAATATCTTCATTGCGCGTTGTCCACGACCTGTGTATAAGTTAGACGGAGCTTCTGCCTGCCCTACTAAGTCATGAGCTAAGGTAATGTCAATCAAACCGTCAGTTACAAATTGGTCATAAGCTTTTTGCTGCAATGGGCTTAATAACCCTGCTTTATTAGCCAATGATGGGAACGCCATATTCCCTTGCTTATCTTTAAAACCAGCTTTACTAAACTTTTTAGTAAACTCAAACACTTTCTTAGCAGCATTAGCGTTACCGAATCTAGCTCCAATGACTGGGATACCAACTGCTGGCACACCTAGCATGTTTACCAATGCTGAAGCAGGTGCAGTCATGTACCAGATAAATGACGCATTAGATAACGTAGAAGGGATTGTGCCTGTATCAGGCGGGTCCATAATAAAGTCTAGGCGCTTCTCTAACTCATTAATATAGTCACGCAATACTTTTTTATCTTTAGCTTCTTGCCCGTCCATGTAGCTACGTGCTGCATCAACTAAGCTGTATAACTTACCGCTGTGCTTAAACCGAGAATGTTGGTAAGCCATGTGGAATGCAGATGAAGTAAACGCACGCAACATGTCTGAGTTCATACCCTGAATACCTTGACGGTTCAAGAACATCTTACGCACGCTACGGTCTGGCAATGTCATCAAGTACAACTGCTCAAGGCTTTCTTCTAGATTCTGCTGGTACTTATCTTTGGTAGTACCCTCGGTAGCACGAATCATCTTCTTTAAATCTTTTAAGAATTCAAAGTCTTGGATGTTGGACTCAACCATCTTTCTGACGTTGTTGCCCATGTCCATTTCTTTTGTACCATTTAGCTCTTTTTTGCGCTTAGCAGCAAACATATTGCGGTCAATAGAAGACTCAAACTGGTAAAACTCTTTGTCTTTACCTTTACCAAATTGCAACCAGTATTTACCAAAACGACGTAGCGGGAAGTATGGCTTAAGCACGTGCTGGCTAAAGTGGTCTTTAATCTTTACGTATTCTGGATGGCTAGGGATGTTGGCGTCACTTATGCCTTCAAGTCTTAACGATTCGGCTTTACGTTGTAGGATAACGTCGATGTATTCCTGCAAACGTTTCTCGTAGAACTTTTTAACTTCATTGTAAATCTCTTGACCATCTGTACCGATTGCATTCCAAGCAGCGTCAATTGGCCCATTGCCTGACTTACCATTAGTTAAGCTTGGGTCAATGCCGTCAACAGTGGCGTCAATCATGAGCAGGTTAAGCGTCTCGGCTAGCTTAGGGAAGTTGCTTTGGAACTTCTGCCACTTTGTAGTTATCTCACTAGTGGTGTTAAGGATAGCGCTTCTATCCTCAAGCATCTTCTCTGTTTGGTTAATAAAGCCCTTAAACTGCGGTAGCTTGTGCCCAATCATGTCTTGCAACTGGCGAAGGGTAAACGCACCTAAGAAATGCTGACGTGTTGCATCCTTCAAGCTGTCTAGCCAGAACGGCATAGATTCTTTCATGAAGTCCCAACTTGGGCGGTTGGTAAAAGTATTAGATACCATTCGAGCGATACCGGCACCAGCGTCACCAACTTTACGAGAGCCAGTTAAAGAGCTAAGCATAGCCTTACCTGAACTCAAAGCAGCTGCGTTAGGTGTTAGAGAAGGAGGAGCCTGTAAAATTAAGTGGGTGTTAGCTAGGGTATGCCCAAGCACGTTGTCAAACCCGACTAGCTTAGAGATTAAACGGATAAACTTGTCCCAGAAAGAAACTGCACTGTCGTACTTAATCTGCGATAGTTGTTCTTGGAACTGACGATTAGACATAGCTTCGGCTACGAACTCATCTAGGTTCTTGATGCCATAGGCGTACATAGAATTAAGGCGTGCTTTACCTTCTTTAGTAAGCACAACTTCTACAATCTTTTCTTTGCCGTCTACAATTTTTGTTTCGTAACGTGTCGGCGTATAGTCACGTGCTTTCTCCCACAACTTGTTGAGTTCGCCCACAGCTCTTTGTTGTGCTGAGGTTAGCTTAGTAAAGTTGTTTGGGTCCAATGACCAAGATGTGGCCGCATGAGTAACCTCATGGATGAACGTATAGTTAGATGCGCCGCCTAAGTTTGTGTTTAAGTTAATAGCATCTAAGTGCGGGAAGTAAGTTCCCGGTGTATCTAATAGGTATACACCCTCTTCGTAGGCTTCCAACAACACATCTATCTGCCCAATAATCGGCTCAATATCGACGCCTTTAAACTTGCCAGACTTTAGCATTTGCAACGCTAGGTATGTGCCACGTATGTCTTTGTTTTTAAACGCTGTATTGTATAGCTCAGGGTAAACTGCCTCAAGTAACTTGTTTAGTTGTGTGCGTGTCTCACCGAACTCGGAGTTGATGTAGTTGCTAACTAGTTGTTCCTGCCCGTTAAACTGCACGGACGTCATTAGTGGTAGCTCAGCCAAGCGTGCCGCAGCTCTACCTAAGTAGTTAGACTTATCGCCAGCCAAAGCTTTTAACGCACCTTGAATGTCATTACGGTCAATAAACTCCTGCACGGCTGGGTGCATTGGAGCAAAAGATACAGGGCTAGAAGGTACAAACCGACTCATACCTGGCTGTATTTGAGCACGTGTATCAAACCCAGATTCATCGCCTGACGGTGCACGACCGATGCTTGTTATATACGTAGAAGCTACTTCTAGTTTTCTTCTAGGTTTCTTGTCTCTAGTCTTATCGGCAAATCTCTCTCCACGGCGAGTCATACGTTGAAACTCTTTTACCGTTGCCATGAAGCGTCTGTGTTGTTGTTGAGGTAGATTTTCTTCTACCCACTTATTAAATAGCTCGGCGTTCTCTTTGGTCTCACCTTTACGGATTGCACCTTTAAACTTGTCATCTATGTCTACCCCTAGGTCGTACGCTGCAGAGCGCATAGACATGTTGTACGGGTCAGCACCAACTACTTTTCTAGTGAAGTAGATATAAGCGGCTTTCTCTTCTGGGGTACGCTGGCTATTAGGCGTTCTTTCTAAAGCAGCCAACGCTTGCATAATACGCGGCGTCATTTCCTGGATACTCTTGTCCGTAAACGGAACTGCTCCAATTTCTTCGCCGAGCGTATATTGTTCGTAGCTAGTAAGTACGTCATCTAGTTGTGCACGGAAATCTTTAATGCCTCTAACGGTATTTAACTTAGGGAAGTTTACTAACTGAGACAACGCCATCTTCTGCTGCTCAGCATTCATCTGAGGCAACTTAGCCAATACTTCTGGGATAGAAGCGCTAGCGCTCTCTGGTGTGACACTGGCTTTATTAAAGAAGTCGTCTATTAAAGCAGACTTTAACTGTAGCTCTCTATCTGATAACTCAGCAGATACGTCTGGTACTTTAACACCAGGAGCCCTACCTTGAACCATTTTTGCAGGTTGGCCGAAGAACTCACGTAAGTCTTCAAGCATGCCCTTAACTTCAGAGTTGTAGTTTGTAACCTGCTGCGGTGTAGCTGTATCTGGCTTTAATGCACCTAAGAAGTTTGTAACTGCATCTAATGGGCGGTTTGTGTCGGCAGCAAAGTTAAGCTTAGCCTTAGGGATATTCTCGCCAACACTACGCTGTGTAGTGTCATCTGCTTCACCGAATTCAAACCCACCTTGAGAAGGTGCTGGTAATGGCTTAGCTACAGTCGGAGCTGCTTCTAATTGTTTAAGCTCAGCATCTAATTGTTGAATAACTTGAATAGCACCTGGGATGCGGTCATCCTCTGGATTAATTTGAGATTCCTGAATAACAAATGCCTGAGCTTCTTTAATCTTAGCTATTAAGTCTTCACGCTTTGCTACCTGCTCTTCAGTTAATTTAGGCGGTGCTGGAGGAGGGGGTGGTATAGGTGGTGCTGGTAGAGTAGGTGGAGTTACGCCCGCGGGTTTACCCGCAGTCTCACTCTTCCAAGCATTTTGCAACATTTCGTATTCTTTGTTTGAACCAATGTCGGTTTCTTGAATACCTTTACTTGCAAGCCAACTAGTAAAATCTGTAGCTTCTAAGTCTAATGTAAGCTGCTCTGTAGCTTTTCCTGCTCCAACATCGCTAGGAGGTACCGCAGTTCCTGCCACGTCTCCTTCGGCAACTGGAGTAGTTCCTGGGGCGGCTCCGCCTGGTTCGTCAAAACCAGGAAGGCTAAGCTGACGAGCTCCGGTGTCAAGTCCAATTCCTGCATCTGTGCCTCCGGCTTGTTGAAATGCGGTAGTACCAGGAGCAGCAGCTTCTCTAGCTGCAGGTAATTCTGCTCTATATCCACCGTATGTTTGTGCTGCACGAGACCCGCCACCTAAGCCACCACCAACTGCAGCTCCACCAAATAGCGCTTCTATGTATTCACTCTTAGCTTCTTCGTCATCTAAGGCTAATCCTGCCTGCCAACGCTCAGCAACTTGTTCTAAAAATTCAGTCGGCGCTTCTGCAATCACACCAACCGTAGCACCTTTAAGCGCACCTTTACCAACTTCTTTAGCAACGGTGCCAGCACCAACCTCGCCAAGTACTCTACGTTTAGCTAGTTCTGCAGCGGCTTCTTTACCTGCGTTTTTACCGATGCTACTTAAACCAGTTGCAAATCTATCTGCAAAATAACCAAGAGGCGCAGTACCTGCAGCTGTCATAGCTGCTTTAGCAAGCTCAAGTTCTTCTGGGTCTTTTCTATTCTCGGCTTGACGTACTAAAAAGTTACCAAACTGTTGTACACCGTAAGTAGCAATACCAGCAATGGCACCGCCGACTGGTGTAATAAATGGAGAAGCAGCTGCACCCACTGCAAGAGGGCCAGCCATCTGAGGAGCGGACTGTAATAACTGCTCACCGATGTAAGAAGGAACTTTGCCAGCAGCAGATAGTAAACCTTCTTTTTCGTAGATTCTACCGATGTCAGCAGCAGATAAAGTTTTGCTACCTTCACGCTCTTCTAAACGTTTTTGTTCTTGGATACCCTGCATGCGAGCACGAGCTGCTTCAGTATCACCAGTTAATGTTTCTTTGGCTAAGCCTAGACCACCAAGCATCTCTCCAAAGGATTCAATGCCTCGTTTACCTGCAGCAGCTAAACGCTCACCAGCACCTAGTTCTTCAGGGTTAACCCTAGGTTTAGAAGCAGCCTGACGCTCTTGCGTTACTCTTTTTGCAGTGGCTTGTATAACTGACGGGTCTGTACCGTCTGGAAACTCTAATACTGTTCCATCAAATAATTCG